TAGCATGGTCATTTGCAGGTTTTGGGCCTTTTGTAACCCGGCCCTAACCATGTTTCCGCCTCTCGGGGGAGGCTTTTCTATTGCTTTATTCCGATAATCAGTCAAGCCGCAAGCCATAATGCGGTCATACAGGTCTTTGCGTTCTATGCGCCACCGGCTTTCTCGGTGTTCCAGAAGGGCCAACAAAGCCGCTACATAAAGCAGGGATATAAACAGTATCCACCAGGCGCTAATCATGCGACTAATCCCCCTTTCTCGGAGTTATATCGCTGATCTGCATGATCTTTAGGCTGGCATTATAGCTTTTGTCTTTGCCATTGTCGTCCGTTGTGACATTGCGTACCTCGCAAGTTATAGCCAAATTTACGGTCTGCCCGGCGGTAAAATCCTTTATGCCAGGAAAGTCTCCCTGGTCAAGGTAAATGGATGGTCTATAATAGCTTGATGCTTCAAGTGCTATGCCACCTGATTCCTTTTCCTTGGGCAGGGTATGCACATCTGCCTTGCCCACATTGGCCAGGGCCTCGGCCAGTGGGTGGTTAGCCTTCTTCTTTTTCAATATTTTCTATCTCCTTTCGTGCCGGGCATAGCCTGGTATGCGTTGCTATCTTGACTGGTGTATCGAATTCCTCGCCGCAGTATTTGCAGTAGTAAATCTTGTCGGGTTCGGTATCCGGCTTGGCATCCGGTAACGGCTGCGGAACCTCTCTAATCGGCACAGATTCGTCTTTTGGCAACAGTTCTGCCGGTATACTGCCCACCATGTCCCTCACGCACTGATCGCAGAAGTACACCAACTTTTGCGGTGGTCCATCCGGTCTGCCTATGGCCCAGGCTACAGGCTTTAGGCAGTTATAGGTCTCGCATGACGCGAATACTGTCTTTGGTATGATCTGACATTTTTCAGCCATGGTTTCACTCTCCTTTTACTCTTTAAATTGCGGACAAAAGGTCACAACAATTTTCTGTGGCCGCGATTTGGTGAAGTCTTGCAGGCATTGACGGTGATGGCATACATGTCTATGAAAACAAGTGTTACACATGTTTTCTCTCTGCACGGTTAGTGTTTTTAAAATGTCATCCATTTGCTTTTCTACTTCGCGGACCGCTGCTTCTATATGTGCTACCGGGTGAACCTGCTTAGCCACCACAGCGGTAAGGGCTTCGGTTATTGCATCAATCACATCTGGTCTGCTAATACCCATTTCCACAAGGGTTTGTTTAATATGTGTACCGTAAAAACGACAAATGGCTTCTTGTAATGAAATTACACCACAACAACACTTATCCATTGGTTTCACTCTCCTTCTATTTGGCCCTCGATGGGGCTCTGTCGATAAATACCAGCGGCCCGCCCCACGCATAACGGTATTTACACCCCCGGAGCATTACCTCCAACCAGTCTAGTCAAGCCTGAATATCAACATCTGCAACGCCTCTATGTGCCGAAAAATCTCGCCATGATCTGCGTCCGGGTAGTCCAATACGCAGCTTTTCCAAATCTCGGTCAGCATCATCAGCAGTTGGTTTTGGGTCATGGTATCACCTGCAATCAACTAGCCGTCAATTAAAATAAAAAAACGCCGTGTTATCGGCGTTTAGGGGTATTATGCGTCTTGGGGTTCATCTAGCAATCAACTAAACTGGCGGAAACGGCATGAATGGCTATCACTCACAAGAACAAAGCAATCCTTAGTTAATGCCTTGTGCACCTCATATCTAGATCTCCAATAAGGTAAATCATCCCAAAAATAAAATGGCGGCGTTGGGAGATTAGGAAACTTGGGGGTCGTGTCGCCTCCGGGCGGATGCAGAGTTTTTTCGTAAAATTCCTCGCTATCCGCTTGGAAAAAAACAAATTTATTCCACGTATCTGGTACGTAGCTATAGTAAATCGGCCTATCAGCATCAAAACCATCTTCATCTAACTGTTCGGCAAGGTCTCTTATCCTTATATTCCCAGGCACAATTACTTGTCGGTACTGATACTCCTTGTCGTCTAGCATTATTTTTTCAATCATAGGTCTCTCCCTCCTTTTTGACCGGCAATCCCGATAGGCCCTACACTGGCTTAAATTCCAGTTCAATGCCTTTTTCCATCGTCACTTGGTTAAGCATGTCTACATTTCGGCTGTCTGACTTGTCGTCAATCACTATGCGCTTGCCCTCATATGCAGTCTCTAATCTCATATTTGCCTCCTTAATCATACAACATATAACAGGGGCAAGCACCGGGGGAAGGAGAGTAACCCCGGTGCTTTCGGAAACCTGCATAGGCTGCCCCTCTATGATAATCTGCGCCTACTCCTTTTGGTAGCACGGGCCAGCTTTTCTTTGTACTCCTGCACGGGCGTTTTTGCTTCCGGTAGCCCTTTCGACTTCTCCACCTGGTAAGCAATCAGCCCGTATCCAACTGAATCATAAGGATGGTCTATGGCGCAATCAGATACCTTTTCGGGGTCCTTTTCATCTTTTGGCAGCTGCGGCAATACCTCAATCAGAGTCTTGCAGGTGCTGAATATCTGTAGCTTAGCTGTCATTTGTCCGGTGTTTTCATCCAGAAATGGCCTGAGATACTCATGCCATACCGCCTTTCTTAGCTTCCGGTCTGTAATAGCAGGAATAAAACCTGAAACGCCGCCATCCATATAGTAGTCAATCAGACATTTGCCCGTCTGATCCCGGTGGTGTGTAGCCCAGGCATCCAGCCCGGCCACGATAAAATCACACTTCTCTTGCCTTTCAATCGGTTCTCCCTCTTCTATGTCAATGTAGGTGTTCAGCTCTTTTGCCTTGCGGGCCTGATCCGAATAGGCCAGCTTGGGTTCTTCCTTATCTCTCGTAAATTCTCGATACAAATAGACCGTACCAGTTTCGGATACGGTAAGCCAACCCCAGTAGAATGGGTCGTCATAGCCATTATCCAAGCACTTCCACCGCCTCCAATGGTGAGGGATAGGAAATGGCTCACATACATGGATTTCCCGGCTAAACTCAGGAAATGCCGTGCCTTCTCCGGCTGAAAAGGCTTCTTCTGGGGTAGCCGGGTATTCTTGCATATAAGAACTAGGCAAATCCCTTTTTGTATCCTCGTACCACTCCTGGGTGCGTCTGGGGTCGGTCCACCAGGGGAGAAAGATGGTCTTAAATTTGTTTTTCCTGGCTACCGCTGCTTTCCACATTTCCTCATAAAAGGTAAGCCGCTTGGCCGTTGAAAGCCCTATTACCTGCCCACCGCTGGGTCGGTTTATGGTCGGGTATGCTGATGTATATATTTCCTCGGCGCATTGCTGGAAAGCCCACTCATCCAGTATGACCAGGTTGGCCGTGAAAGAACGCCCGGCGTCCTCTGTAGCGGCCATGCTGATGAGGGTAGAAGGTTCTTTTCCTGCCGGATGGGTGATCGTCACTGATAGTGCTGCGGAATCCCATACCGGGCCTATCCAGCCTGGTTTGGCATCTTTTTTCTCCTGAATAATCCAGTCCGGCAGGTGACGAAGGATAAACTTCACGCGCCGGATCAGTTCCTTGGCATCCGGTATCTCCTTTTTTGATAGGGCCACTACCTGGTAGCCTGGAAAGAATACCAGTCGCCATGCTGCATAGGCTAGCGCAAGCCAGGTCAGGCCTAGCTGCCGGGCTTTGAGAATGATTAGCAAGCGATTGGTCAGGAATGATTGAAGCACGGTCTTTTGGCCGTCCCACAACGTAAAAGGAACGGCTATACCGTCCTCTTTTTCGGGGTATTCGGTTTCGTCAAGCAGGTCTGCTGCGGTATCATCTTCTGCAATCGGCACCGCTTCGTCCCGGTCCTCAATCCTCACATGGGTGATGACAAAATGCAGGCAAGACTTCCGGCTTTTTTTCTTTTCCTGCCTTCTGCGCTTTTCCTCCAGGAGTGCTGCTAACTCTTCTTTTTCCTGCCGGGAAAGGCTTTTAGCTATCGTCATCCGGGACCACCTGCCCAATAAGACGCTTGATCTTTGCGTCTAACTCCTGATCGGTTAGGGATTGAGTCTGTATCGGACCACCGTCTTTGCCGGTGATCTCAGTACGGTCTACAAACATGCCCAGGTGCTTAGCGACATTCTCCATTGCCTTATCCTGGTCTCGCATTTTGATTTCAAAGCCGTCCCTAGTTTGTTTTACCCCGGCATACAGTAATTTCGCTTTGGGGCTGAGGGTTCTGGTGTCGGCAGCGTGTACCTCCATGTGCCCTTCCCCCCAGCAGTAGGGGCACTTTGGATGCGGCCGTAACAGTCTATCGTAGCCATATCCACCGGCATCGGCAGGAATGGCAGGCGGTTTTTCGCTTTCTTTGGCCTGCTGCTTCGCCATCCGTACCGCCTGCTGATACTCTTTTTCGTCCCGCCACTGGTACTCGTGGTCAATGCCGTAGCAATGCCGGCAGCAGATGCGGCGAAGGTGAATAATTTCGTTAGGGTCTGCAGTAGCTATATCATACCAGTGCTGTAAAACATCCTTAGCCTTGATTATGCTACGTTCTTTGACTTCGTCCTGAAGCCCTTTAAGTCTTGCCGCAATCTTGTCCCGCTTCGCTAATATGCAGGCTTTCTCGTCTATAGTTTTATCCTTCATCTTATCGGCTTTAAATGCTTGCTTGTACGCTTCTCGTTGAGACAGCCCGGCAAATAAGCCCTGAACATACTTTTCTTGCTTAACAGTAAGGTTATCTGCCATGATCTCACCTCCAATAAAAAAACCAGGTTGTTCTCCTGGCATCTTTCCTCTATTCATCTTTTTCTGTTTCAAAAGCCCTCAATGCCTATGTTTGTTTTATAATACTGTTTATTTTAGATACTGTTTATATTAGTGTCCTGGTGGCACCGATTCCTTGAAACACCTATTCCTTGAAATCAGGACATGGTAAATTCAGCCTTATCCTGGCTATCAGGACATGGTAAAGAGGTTACAATTTCATAGACATTATTGGCCCTTTGCCCGGTTGCCGTAAAGTACATTCATTGCACTTTAATATAGCCCTGGTCGATCAAGAGTTTTACATGGTTATAATAACGATCTTTCGAGATATGCAAGTCGTAGCACATCTTTTTTACTGAAGGGAACGCAGTTTCTCCTGATCCTGCATATGAACAGATATATGCATAAATAGCTTTCGCCTCTATACTCAGAACAGGATCTTGCATTGCCTGCTTTGCTACCATGCCGTATCCCTTGCTATAAATTGAACC